GGATTTAGAAACCAAGCTAGAAGACAACAAGTAAGGAATAAAGAAAAATTTAATTTTAGAAAACAACAAATCAAACTTAAAGATCAAATGGATTATTATCATGGCAGTAAAAAAGAAAAAGAAATCAACAGTAAACAAAGCAGGTAATTACACCAAACCTACTATGCGTAAAAATCTTTTTAATAGAATTAAAGCAGGTAGTAAAGGTGGGAGATCAGGTCAATGGAGTGCTAGAAAGGCACAAATGTTAGCTAAACAATACAAAGCAAAAGGTGGAGGGTACAAATAATGCCAATGGGAAAAGGAACTTATGGTTCAAAGGTCGGAAGACCTAAAAAGAAAAAGATGATGGGTGGTGGCATGGCTAAGAAAAAGCGCATGACATATAAAAAAGGTGGAGGTGTTAAACACTATAAAAAAGATGGTACTGAGTATAAAGGTTCTAGTCACAAGATGCCTAATGGAGAACTACATACAAATAAAACACACACCAAAACAAGCGTTAAACTTTTTCACTTTAAAGATCTTTCTAAAAAAGCTAAAGTAAAGGCTAAAAAGTAATGGCACTTAAGAAGTCTCAGAGGTCTTTAAAGAAGTGGACAAAGCAGAAGTGGAGAACTCCAAGTGGTAAGAAGTCTTCTGAAACTGGTGAAGTCTATGCTCCGTCTGCAAAAATTAAAAGGCTTAAGTCTACTCCTGCAGGTAGAAGAAAACTTGCAGCAGCTAACAAAAAGAAACGTGCTGCTACTGCTAAAGGTAAGCAACATGCTAAACATGGATTACATAAAAAGAAAAGGAAGAAGAAATAATGGCTAAGAAGAAAGACTCAAGGCTTGCAAGAGCAGGTGTTTCTGGTTTCAATAAACCTAAACGTACTCCGAGCCATCCTAAAAAATCTCACATTGTTGTAGCTAAAGAAGGTGATAAAATAAAGACTATTCGTTTCGGACAGAAAGGAGCTAAGACTGCAGGTAAACCTAAAGCAGGTGAGTCTAGACGCATGAAGATGAAACGTAAATCTTTCAAGGCTAGACATGGTAAAAATATTAGAAAAGGTAAAATGTCTGCAGCTTATTGGGCTGACAAAGTTAAATGGTAACGTAAATGGTAGAAGCAATAGACTTCATAAACCAAGTAGGATTCCCGATTGCTAGTGCGCTAGGATTGGGTTTCTTCATTTGGAAGCTTATAAATAAAATCATTGATGGCATAAGATCTCTTGATAATCAAACAATACGACAAGATGTACTTCTTAAAACTTTGTTAGGTATTCCTAACTTAATTGAAATAGATAAAGTGAGTAAAGCAGACCGTGAAGATCAAAGAAAAGATTAAAAATATATCAATAAATACACTCATTAATTTATTGTTTGTGTTTAACTTTATTTTTTTGTTTATGGTAATTTTTTTTAGTGACGCATTAAAAGCTGACGAAATACTTTACAAGTTTAAAAGTCCTAG